CGGAGATATTGAAAAGATGGTCTCAACGCGTGCTCATGCAATATTGCTCAAACATATTGATGAAAAATGGTTGTTATATTACACACTGTGTTATCATTTATATACGTTTGAGTATAAGGTGCTCACTGATGATGAAGTGCATCCTCTCTTTGCAGGTATGACGCCTTTCATGTTCTTCCTATTATTAGCTAATAAGAAGTCAGAATTCGGTGAATATCTTTTTAGAGGATATGAATTTAAGCAATGTGAAATTGAAAATATTACCTTAATTGTGTCATTTAATGTCCCGATGATGGATTCCATCAAAGACTTTATGATGAAGAAAAGTGCATCACTTTTGGAGTATATGTCTACGCTGCCTTCTTATGTTCAGACGGTATTCTTTTTCGGAGCCGGCTATGTTGTCTATAGAACGTATATCGTTATGATCAAAGGTACCATAGCTCTTTTCCAAACGGCCTATGACTTCCTTATTAGATTGATAGGCGGTGGAGAAGAACAAAGTTCGCAACCTAGATATAGTAAACTATCTAAGTCAGAGAAAATTAACCTGAGGGATTAAATTAATACTCAAGGTAACGATTTATCTGGTTATGATATGGCTAAGAAGATATCGTGTACTAATACTAGTTCCTATATTGTAGAATATAGAGCTGAAGGACATCGCGATTCTTTTAAAATACTGGAAATGGGCAGCGTCCTGTGGCTTGATTCCACTACTTTGCTTCTGCCAGAACATTATATTACTATGTGTCTTGCAAAATTTGGCAAGGAACCTGAAAACTTGTCAAATATGTGGATTTCCTTAGCTAATGAGGATGGAACTACAATATATGAAGAACCCGTGGCTACTATATTGGCCTCTATTTACCACACTTATGATGGCGATGCTCATCTTATATTATGGAAAATTCCCAAGCCATTGGGGCAATTACGTAAGAATATACGTGAATACTTTGTTAAAGATTCTGACGTACATAGCCTTAGTAATGATGATCTTAATGTCACTATATGTATCAACAGTGACAACAAAGCTTTTCAAAATTCGTCAGCTACTGTAACTTCAGTAGCCATTGGCGACATAAAGTTGGCTAAAGGTTTGGAATATAGCATAGACACCGGTAAAGGTGATTGTGGTATGCCTCTTTTTGTACGTCAGGCTCGTCTTGGAAAAAGACGTCTGATAGGTATACATATAGGAGGCACAGAAAAAGGTCATTTTGCAAAATATGCTTGGAGCGCCCTTGTAACGCAAGAAATGATAGGAAAATATGAAGCTGCTTTAGATCTTCTGCTATTAGAAAATAAAAAAGACATATTTGAATTTGATGAAAATGATGTAACTTTACAGGCAGGCGTATCTTTAAACAACCTTGTTCCTTATTCACATAGCCCCTACAAGAAAAGCAAAATAGTGCCTTCTATACTAGCTAAACATCTGCCAGCATCTACTAAACATCCAGCATTACTTATGCGAAAAGGCAACATCGATCCTTATGCCGTAGCTAGAGCTAATTATTATAAGAGGGATACCTTTTATAGTGACTCTTTAGCTGTTAGAGCGAAGAAAGATTTGATAGATTATCTCGTTAGTAAACCGTGGACTATTGACACTGAGCTGGTGACAGTTGAAGAAGCGTTATATGGCAGTGTTGCGAACCCATTATACTCGGCGATTCCTTCAGGAACGAGTGCTGGAGCACCTATAAAATATGTGCAACCTGACCTTAAGAATAAATTGTTAGGTCCCGGAGCTTTGCGTTCTCGTGCTAATAAAACGTTTATTGCTTATGAAAAAGATATGCATGAACGCATTAAACAAGCTAACGAAGGACGTCGCTTAAAGTATCTGTACACGGATAATCTTAAAGACACTCTGGTTTCTGCTGAAAAGTTTGAAGCTGGTAAAGGTAGATTATTTTCAGGTTCATGTATGAATCTATGTGTCTGTACTAAGAGTGTATTCGGGAAAGCTATGGAATTCTTTGCAAAGGATAGTATTACAAAAGGTTTTGCAACCACGCTTAATCCCTATTCATCTGACTGGCATAAGGTCGCCTACAATTTGTCTAGATTTGCTCCTGCTATTTCTGAATGTGTAGTATTATGCATGGATTACAGTAAATTTGATGCTAGTCATACGCAACAAACTTTGCATGAAGCTTTAGATGTCATTAATGAATGGTATCGTTTCCATGGTTTCATACAGTATGAAACTGCTCGTAGTACTTTATTTAAGGAAATTACTAATTCTATACATTTGGTTTTCAATGAAGAGGAAGAATGGG